TTACCGAAAAAGAAGAGTTCTCTGCTGAAGATATGGAAACTTTAGCTAAGATTGAAGAATTGATTGATTTGTATAACTAACTAAAACCAACTAACTATGACAATAAACGAAAGAACTAACTCATATCAAAGTAGTTCATTCGACCTTAATGATGAGAATAATTATTAAACACGTATACTAACCAATAAACACAAATAAATATGCCAATCAACGAAAGGAATAACTCTTCCTCAAGAGGTGCTACGCCACTTGCAGATGAGACAATTAACAATACTACATCTGTAGTGGATGTACGGAGTGCAACAAATTCAAGCATAATAAACAGAGCAGGAGTTGTAAACAACTCAACCTCTAAATTATTAGGAGCTAAGAAGGGAGACTCTATTTTTAATGACGAATCAGGCAAGATAGAGACTTGGAACGGGTCTTCATGGAATGTTTCAGCAGGAGAACTTAATGTCTCTACTTCGTTAGCATCTAATAGAGATTCCTCTATATATGCAGACGGAAAAGCAGGGAAACTAGACTCTAGCGGGCTTTCAGGGTGGAACTTTAAAAATGATTATAATGGAGAAAAAATAAATTGGTATTACGTCTATAATGAGAACGGTAGCAACGAAATGACGTTAACTACACTAACATCTATGTATGCCGTAGTTAAAATATACAATGAAAGAGAATTCCATTTCAGCGTTTACACAAAAAGAGAGAATGATGGAAACGATTACAGCTGGTATAGAAGTAGGGTTAATTATGAGTTAACAACTGCTTTTGACGGATTATCAGGAGAAACTGTATTGGTATATTGGGGTGAAGAGCCAAAGTCATTTAGTTCCTTAAAAAGAATTGAGATGCCTAATGACCCTACCTTTTCGTTTGGACCTCAAGGTAGTAGTGAAGATATCTTATTTGCTGGATTAGCAACGGATAGTAGTGCGCAAGCAGGAGAGTATGACTTTACAGTTAAAAACTTAGGTTATATAAACGATAAGAGAGAAACTAACACTGTAACTAAAATAGGTGCAGATTTTGATTTGATTAATACTGAAATAACTAACTTAAAGTCATTTAAAGAAGCGGTAGAGCTTGGTAGATTCTTTAGAGGATACGTTGCTGATGAAGACGGTATGAATGCTTTGACTGGAGCTGCAAGATTCGAGTACGTTATAAGAATGGATACATCGACTATATGGGAGCACAACGGAACTGATTGGTATGACACTTTGATTGTAGGTTCTTTAGAAGGTATAGCTCAAGAGGAAGAGTTAGTGCTTAATTATTCTGATACAAAGTACTTTGACTTAGATGGACTTAATGATTACGTTGATTTAACAGGTGTTCCTGCTGAGGTAATGGACTTTACTGAGTCTTGGTCTTTAGGTATTGAGTTAGCGGGTTCGGTAGACACCGTTAATGATTCTACATATATAACATTATTCAAAAGAGGGAATAACGAGATTACTTTAAGAAAAGGTGGTTCTAACTGGGGCTTTTATGTTTATAGTAATGGTTATTCAGTAGCTCAAGCAAATACTTGGTATGCTCCAAGTGCAGGCTCTAGGATATTGGTTGTTTCAAATGGAACTCAGATATCTTATTACTTAGACGGAACTCTAAGGTCTAGAACATCTTATAACGCTAGTACACAATATCAAGATAACTCAGGTAACTTAGAGATAGGTAAGGGAGGTATTACGGGTTCTAATTGGACAGGTGGAGTAAACAACCTTATGATTATGAATGGCGGTAGTTCTGACTTAGGTAAAGACCAGTTAGCTGAATTTAATGCACAAGGTAATGTTTCGAACATGTCCTTCTATCCATCTGTAACAGACTTTGTAACTTTAGGGGAACGTCCTTTTCCTTCGGTTCTCGGACTAAAACAAGTTGTATCGGGAGAAATAAAAGACAGTACAGAGAGCGTTGTTATAGTTAAGAATCCAGCAGGTCCTATAGGAACTCCGTTTGTTAACTCTCCAGGGATGTATGTTAAGTTAGATGGTACAAATAATTATATTGAGTTTGATAATGCTGATGCTGATGTATTAGATTTTTCTGTAGGAAAAACATGGGCGGTAGCAACTAAGTTCAATAGTGTGTCAGGCGTAACAGACTACGTAAAGACGACTCTATGGAGTAGAGGAACTAATGAAATCACTTTAGTTAGAGGTGGTACTAATTGGGGCTTATACGTTTACTGTAATGGTGCATCTATTGGTCAAGCGAATACTTGGTACGCTCCTAACGATGACAGCACTATTGTATTCACATTTGATGGCACTAAGCTAAGATACTATATAGATGGAGCATTAAGGTCTACCTTAAGTGTTAACTCTAGTATATCACAAAACAATCCTTCAGGAAACTTATACTTCGGTAAGAGCGGAGCGATAGGAGTTAATTGGTACGGTGGTGTAGAAGAGGCTTTTATAATAGAGGGGTCTAATTCAGTGCTTACAAGTTCTCAAATAAATGAGTTCGGAACCGTTGCAGGAGCTTCATTAAGCTACTACAACATTTTAGAGGATTACTTTAAGGTAGGTATAGATGCTTTCCCGTCTATAAACGGAGAAAAAACTGTTATTACAGGTAACTTGATTAACGGAACAGAAGAAGATTTTATAAACATATAATAAACAAAGATGAGCCATATACACACAAAGAGATTATTTATAGTAAAGAACATCACATCTACAGAGGTTGACTCTGTGGGTGTGTTTAGACAAGACGCAACTATTGAAGGGGAATTGTACTCTTTAATAAAAAGCAATAACCACGATGACCCTGAAGGGGAATTAGTTTCTTCATTAACTCTCGAACAGTTCGCAGCTAATTTAGATTCGTTTAGTTTCGGGGGAAATAATGGGGTTAGATTTAGGAAAGAAGAGTTGAGATTTTCAGAAGAGATAGCAACTGCTTTTAGCTCTGCTCAATCAGCTCTTAGCGTATCTGATGGTAATATATTGTTTGATGAGTTATCAAAAACATCTCATAGAATAAGTAGAGGACAAAACTCTTTAGCTTGGTATGAGTTTAACCTAATAACAAATCCTATAGTTACTCAAGACATGAAAGACTTTCTTAACGGAATGTTCTTGAACCATTTTAATGAAATGCCTAGAGACTTATCATAATGAGAGCTAAATATTGTAGATGTAAGAATACTTACACGATGAGTAAATGCGAAAAAAGAAAGTGCAAATTCCCTGACTATTGGAGTCAGGGGATAGGCTCTTTAACAGGAGGGACGGCATCTAACGTAGATAATGATTCTTCTGATAGAAACGAAAGTAATGAGAGAGCTGGTCTTTGGGACTGAATATAAAACACTTATGACACTTTCTTATTATAATGTATAATTATTAACGTAAATAAAACCATGAAGAACCCTAAAGAATTATTCAAGGCTATCGTTGAGCTTTCTAGCAAAGCGTTAGGAAACGAAGCTGAGAATATCGAAGTAAAGGAAGAAGTTGTTTTAGCTGAAGAGGAAACAAAGACTGCAGAGACAAAGGAAGCTGTAAAAGAAGAAGCTCCTTCGCCTGCTCCTGTTGACGTACCTGTAGCTGTTTCAAAAGTAGAGTTTGATTCTGCGATAGCTGAAATAAAAGAGATGTATACCAAAGTATTGGAAAGCATTTCACCTTCAACTCCACAAGAAGTTCCTGCTAAATTATCAGAGGAAGTGAAAGAGGAAGAAGTAAAAGAAGAAGAGGTGATAGAAGTAAAAGAAGAGGTTGCTGAAGAGATTGTTGAAGAAGTAAAAGAAGAAGTTATCGAAACTAAATCTGAAGAGATAGTTGATGATTTAATCCATACTCCTGAAGCAGTTGTAGAAACTAAAGCTAGTTACTTATACGCTCAAAATAGAAATTTAACAACTGAAGACCATGTCTTCAACACACTTTTTAATAAATAATAAATAAAAAAATAGCAAAATGGCTACAACAACAAACATTACAACAACTTACGCTGGAGAAAAAGCAATGCCTTTTATCTCTGCAGCTTTACTACAACCAACCACTATCAGAAATGGTGGATTGACTGTAAAGCCAAACATTAAATTTAAGCAAGTCTTAAAGAGAGTAGAAATGAGTGACCTTATTAAGGATGGTACTTGTGACTTTACTCCAACTGCAACTCTTGACATCACTGAGAACACACTTGAGCCAAAAGAATTTCAAGTAAACTTTACTCTTTGTAAGCAAGATTTCCGTTCTGATTGGGACGCAATCTCTATGGGATTATCTGCACATGATAATTTACCTCCATCTTTAGCTGAATACATCATCGGTAAAACCGTTGCTGAAGTAGCTACAGCTAACGAGTCTATTCTATGGAATGGAGCTGACGCTAACGAAGGTGAATACGATGGTTTCTTAGCATTATTTGCTGCTGATGCAACTGTAGTAGACGTAGCTGGAGCTGCTGTAACTCCAACAACAATTCAAGCTGAAATGAGAAAAGTAGTTAGCGCTATTCCTCAAACTATCTACGGTAAAGAAGATGTAAAATTATACGTTTCTTCTGATATCTTAAGAGCTTACGTTTCTTCTTTAGCACTTCAAGGTGGTGGAGATGGTTACTTAAATCAAGGTTCTAACCAAGGATTTGGTAGCTTACA